GTCGTTTTGTGCTTTGCTTCGTTGGCCTGCTCTGCTGTTGCAGCTGCGGCAGGCTGGTCTGAGGTTGGTGAGTTCGTTGCCTCCTCCGTTCATGACGGGGATGATGTGGTCGACTGTGTCGGCTGGCTTGCCGCACCAGGTGCAGGGGGGGTGTTGGTCGAGGATGAGCTTGCGGTTGCGGCGGTAGGTGGGGTCGTTGGTGGTGTGTTGTCTAGGCATTGCTCCCGCCTCGCTGCGCTCGTTGGGCTGCCGCGGCCTGCGGCCTTGCCATCGGGTGGCGTGAGTGGTGTGTCATGTCGGGCTCATCTCTGTTGTTCTTTGTTGTTATCAACCTTAGTGATCTGTGTGTGGGCAGAGTTGTGTAATGCTCCACCCCGCGGCTTGCCTCTACCCGCGTCCCTATTCTTGAACACTTTCATCGCTTCGACGCCTTGACCGTCCCATGTCGTCTTGCCTGATTCGGTGCGCGTCGATCTACCCGCGTTGCCGCGTGTCATCCACCCAAGGCGCGACCCTTGGTAGGTCTATGCCCGATCGCTTAGCGTCGGTACAGGTCTGGTCTAGTCAGCCTGTGTGTTATGAACTCAAGATCAGAAGGCCGAACGACATGATTCTCAATGCCTGAAAGGTCGAACGAATCAAGCCAATTCTGCTGTGAGGTGGTGACTTTGCCCTTCTCCGCTTTCAATTCTACGACCATGATCTGACCATGGTGAGGTGACACTAGCACTAGGTCTGGGAAGCCCACATCGCCTTCGACATGGGTTGCCCATCGTCCTGCCCGTGACATCGCTGGTAAGTCGTGGTGAATTAGCCACCCCGCCATTCGTGCTACAGAGATGACCGCGCTCTTGAGCGTGGCTTCAGTCATGTTCAGCAGTGTTCGCAGATTGCTGGCTGGAACTCGCGGATCTCATTCAGATCTGCTGCGTCAATACGCACCCAAGTGGTGAGGTCAGTATCGATGATGTCAGCGTTGCTGTTCGCTTCGTAGGCTGCTTTGCCTGCGTAGCCCATGTGGCTTGGGCATGCGATCATTCCGTTGGTGTTCGCGTAGTAGGTCGGGCTCATTGTTGTGTCCTTTCGTCGGTGAAGCCATTGTAAGCCCATTAGGGAGCTAGATGCAAGTACCTTGTCAAGCTTGCTGGGCATGGGCAACGACTAGATGGCCTATGTATTCGGCAACCTGGGGAACTACGGCGTTGCCTAGGCCTCTAAGTCTGTCCACCCGAGAGGGAACCCCATCAGCCACTCGACCCACATCGGGTTCAGATAACCAATACTCTCCGGCTCTTCCTGCGCTACCGCTTGGGTGAGTCTGCTTGAATATTTCATGCCATTGGCTAACCGTCGAGCGTGTGCTTCGTTCCTGGTTGAGGTGTTCTCGCCGTGAGCTGTCGGTGTCGGCCACATCGCTGGAATTTTGCCTTGAGCTTCCCAGACTGATTTGCCCAAGATTGCTTGCGCTTCCGCCTCTGTCATTTCCCCCGCCTGAATTTTGGCTCGGTACATTCGCACATTGCCTTCCATTGGTCTGGTAACTGCTGTGGGCGTTGGCCACCATCCGCTGCGAGCCACCATGCTTGGGCTCATTTGATTCATTGTTGCGGTCGGGGTATGCAACAATGATAATTCGTTCGCGTCGATGGGGCGCACCCAATCCGGCTGCTGATACAACACGCCACTCCGCGTCATACCCGACTTCGGCAAGCTCTCTAAGCACGGTAGTTCCCCCCAGAGAGAGATGTCCCCGAACATTCTCCAAGATTGCGTATCGGGGTCGTAAGTTGCTAATGGCGTCTCGTACCCAGGGCCAAAGGTGTCTTGGGTCGTCTGTTCCGCGTCGCTTTCCAGCTGTGCTGAATGGTTGGCATGGGTATCCTCCGCAGATGACATCCACAGGCTCAACTGTTCGCCAGTCAATTCGTTTGATGTCTCCATGATTAGGCACCTCCGGCCAATGCTTCGCTAGTACTTTGCATGCGTAGGGGTCGATCTCAGATTGCCAGACGACGCACATGCCGGCGCGTTCTAAACCGAGGTCAAGGCCTCCTATGCCTGAGAACAGGCTTCCAACAGTCAGGGTCATGACTTCCAGAACTCAATGACGCGGCTGGCTTGCTGACTCGTCAAGGTCTCGAGCACGACTGCTGTATCGCCCAAAATCTCGTGAATGCCTTCCAGGGTGCCTAAGTCGTCTAGCCCGCGATCCTTTGCAAGTTTTTTGATAAAGCCCAACTGCTTAGGGCTCGCGAAGCCTCCAGATCGCACCGCTGCACTACCCACATACTTCGGTGTGTTCTCATACTGGTCGCCCGTCATGCGTTGCACCTTCGTCATCTCTTCACGACTAGCACGCCTTCCGCGTGTCGAGTAGCCACAATTAGCCAAGGCTCGACCGATTGCGCTGGTCTCACAATTCTCCAGGTGGCTTGTTTTGTTGACTGGGCTGGAGCCACGCAGCTCTTCAGCGAAGCCTGTGGCGCGTGGGATTGGATCGGCTGCGTCAAAGTAAATGGCGGCTTTAAAGATCACCTGATCACCATCTTGGATGACGAGTTCGCTTGCGATGCGGCCGGCTGGGTGGTCTTCCCAAAAGCGGATCAGTCGGTCTTCGACGGTCTCGTAGTTGCTCAGATCAAATGCCATGGTCGGGTTCTCCTTGTATCGGGTTCTAGATCTCTTCTAGCAGAAGGCTGGCTTTGAGTTCTTCTATTGGGTGCAACATGCGTGAATCAAGCCAGTACGAGCCATGCTTCCCGCCTCGTTCGCTGCCTGATGGGTAATGGGTGCCTTCTTGCATGACTTCCCAGCCGTATGCCCAGCCTCGGATCTCGTAGTGGTAGCCGCGATGCCGTTGCTTTACTACGAACACATAGCGCCGGTCAGGGTGGTTATTACCCATAACGATCAGGTGCTCGTAGGTGGTGGTTTTGACTTCGATGTCGTAGCCGAGGTCGGCGGTGCCTGGTTGCCAGTCGTCTCGACGCACATAGTCAAGGCCGAGGTATTTGGCTGCTGCTGCTTCACCGCATACGCCGAGCACATTGGCTTCGCGTTGGTCGGTGTGCTGGTAGCTGTGGCCGCCTTTCCAGTTGCGGTGCCGGTAGTAGGCCTCTTGGAGGGCGTGCTGGTATTCCCAGCTGGTTAGGTTGACAATGACGGTCATGAGCGCATGAGCGAGGCAGCTGCTTCCATGATGACCCGAGCGTCGGCCTCTTGGCCTGACAGTTCTAGGTCTGTGGCGATAAGCCGAAGGCGTTTGCCGAGCTCAACTCGGCGCTTTTGTTCTTCGGTGATGCGTGCCGGCATGAAGCTCAGCTGGTCAAAGAAGCCTTTCCAGGCTTGGAAGCTTGCGTCGTGGATCATTTGTCGGGTCTCCTCGCTTAGTGGTTCGTCAAAGTATTCGTGGGTCACTTCATACCCCAAGGGTGCCATCCAGAATTACGCCAGATCGCCAAGGCGCTGCGTAAGTTGAGCTCTGGGTCGAACAGGTCTTCGCAGGTGGTGATGATGTCTTGGGCTTGAAGCCAACCGATCGGCCACGAGCTCGACGGGGTACACCAGAAGCCATTCAGTTGGGCATAGCCTCTTGAGCCGCCCATCGGGTCGTTTGGGTTGAACGCTGTGGGTATGCAACGCGATTCGCGCCACAGGACGCGTGCGAGGTGTGCCATCTCTGATGCCGGCCAACCGACATCAAGCGCCAACTGGAGCGCGATCTTGCATTCGCTTTTGGGCTGTGGTTCAATCCAAACAGTCGTGGTCGTCGAGGTCGTAGTTGATGCCTGGATTGGCACCTCGCCGTACTCGTATGCCTGCATGGTGGCGGGGGGCGCCTCCACGATGCTCTCAGACGCGTCAGGAGCCTCTGGGAGCGACGAAAGACCGAACAGGGCAGCCAGATAGCCCAGGATCATCCAAGGGGCTTTTAGAGCGCTCATTCTGCTACCTCCAACTGGTAAGGGACGCCCCAGCTGTCGCCAATAGCGTTCTTGAAGGCGATCTGAGCGTGGATCACTTTGAGGGTGTCAGGCTCACGGAAGATCTGCACCATCACCTCCCGATTGCTTTCGATGCGGGTCTTCATAACCTCGTAGATGTACATGCGGCACTCGGCCATAGTTTGCTCCTTTCGTCGGTGTCTCCGACCCTAGAGCAATACTTCAGGGTTGTGGTGGATTAGGTACGAACGCCTTATCTAGTGCGGCTTTCATGGCTTCTGGGTTGGCTGCCATGGCTGGCGAGATCTCGATGTGATACCAATCGCCGCCTGGTGCGCCTGACACGGTGCGGTGGTCGTATTTGCGCCAGCGATTGCGTGTACACATCCAGGAGCGTCCCCAGGGGTGCGGGAAGTAATCGATTATGAGCTCAAGCCCAAGGGCGTCAGCGTTGGCTACAAGCGTGTTGATGACTTGTTGGGCTTGTTGCCTGTAGTTGGGTTTGCCTCGAGTGTCTGGCATGTCTCGCCAGCTCATGTCCACAGCCCTGCCAGTCGAGTGAACGGAAGGCTGTCCTGGCTTGTTACGAATGTCCCGAACGCCATACGCGCCGTTATTCCAGAGGCCGCGCCCTGTCTCGCGCTCCAGGCGTCGAATCAGCATGTCGAGCCCTGGGGTGATGCCGGCTGCTACGCCGTCAAAGCCCGTGTATGGGCGATGGCTAGTTTGCTTCTTTGCTGCCACGACCAAAGGCCTGATCGTGCGGGTTCAGCCAGCGCAACAGCGGGGGCAGGATCGCAG